TATTGGCCATTTTCTATCCTTGCATAGATTCTATGGTATTTATTAAAAAGTCCCTGCATCAATTATGCCACCATAATCTGTGGAATATAATGATCCTGCGAAAATTGCACCAGCCACACCAGCTCCACCAGCGAGTATTAAATCTCCAGAATTTGTATTTACAGATGGAAAACCACCAGCTATTCTCAATGTTCCGGTCATTGTATCACCTGGTCTTTGAACAGCATTTGTAGTCTGACTTAATGCTGTTGTTGCATCAATTAAGGCTTGTGCAGCATAACCGTATGCCACATTTGCACTATCAAAAGCTGCGGCCGCATAGTTAAAGGATGAGTTTGCAGTATTTCTTGCATACTGATCAACATTGTTTGGTAAAGTGGCATCAATTGCTTGTTGAGCTAAGGCTAATGCTTGTGAGATTCTATTATTCTGTGTACCATCAACATTAGATTGATATTGTATCTGACTATTGATATCATTAATGGTGCCTGCAAAAGACTCTACTGTAGAGATTGCAAGATTTGCTTTATTGAAAGCGGAATTAATTGCTGATTGTTGAGAATTGGCTTTATCAAAAGCTAATTGTGCCGTTACTTGTACAGTATTGGCTTTATTAAACGCAGCCTGTGCATGAGAAAATGCAGAATTAGTTCTGCTGAATACCAAATCAGTATAAGTTATTGCAGAGTTTGCTCTATCATAAGCACCATTAGCTTTTGATCTTGCGTAACTATCTGTAGAAGATATGGTAACATTAGCGGAATTAGCTTTGTCAAATGCTGCTTGAGCTAATATTGTTGCATCATTAGATTTTGAAAAACTTGCTTGAGAATAATTAGTTAGATAAGCAATGTCTGTTCGTGCAACAGTATCTATTTGATAAACACTATTTGATTTTGCATATGCAGCTTGTGCAATATTAAGTGCCGAATTTGCTGTTATACTTGTTGCATTTACTCTTGATCGAGCCCAAGGGTCAACATTATAAACAGTAACATCAACGTTTGCCAATGCACCAGAAGAAACAACAATATTATTTGCATCAACCCATCTTAATGTTCCAAAACCATCTGTCGATAGAATTTGGCCCATTTGACCAAAAGAACCATCAGCATATATTCCACCATCAATATAAAGATTATACCAATGATGTGATATGTCACCTAAATTTTGGCCTAGTACCTTTGGAGATATATCACCATCAAGTTCAATACTTCCATCAATGTTGAGCATTCCTGAACCAACATTAATATTTGGAACAAATAATGTATTTGTTGAAGAATCAAATCTTAAATTTGCAGAACTACCAAAAATACCATTATTGTTATATTGAACCCAAGTATTATTTCCTGTAATTGTTGTTACGCCATTTGCTTTATTGAAAGCGGCTTGCGCTAATGAATTTGCAGAGTTGGCTTTATTAAATGCTGATTGTGCTGAATCTGTGGCTGCATTTGCTTTATTGAAAGCAGCTGGATTATATGTGTAATTGTTTGCATAATCATATGCGGCTTGTGCTATACCTCTTATATGAAGAATTTCATCATCTTGTATAATATTTTGTGCTTGAGCTTCAAATGCTTCTGTAAGTGCAGTATTAGCTTGTCCAAAAGCTAATTGTGAATATGTTATTGTAGAGTTTGCTCTTGCGTATGCCGACTGTGAATAATTATCAATTGCTGATATTCTGGTATTCTGTGTTGTATTAACGCCAGCTTGATATGATATAGAAGAATTGGCTGTGTTTAATGCACCTTGTAAATACTGACCTTTTAAAGAAGCATCTATAGCGGTATTGTCTGCACCAAAAGCAAGAAGGAACGCATCGTTGGCACGGTCAAATACTGTAGATACTCTAGATGATACTGCATTAATATTATTGTTTTGTGTGGTATTAGTAGCAAACAATATAGAAATATTTGCATTTGCAGCATTGATCGCACCTTGCAAGTAAGAAATATTTGCAGATACATTTGTTGCATTGGCTGCATTAAATGCCAGTTGAGATATTGTTTGTGCAGTATTGGCTGCTGCATAGGCCGCATCTAATCTGTCTGATAGACCAGTTACACGGGTGTTTTGTGAAATATTTATTAATGAAACAACATCAATATTTGCATTAGCCGTATTCAATGCACCTTGTAAATAGTTTGCCAAATTGGCTGCACTATTGGCTTGATTGAAAGATGCTTGAGAAATTGAAGATGTGGAATTTGCTTTGGTGAAAGCTGCATCTAATCTGGTACTAGTTTGGCTTATCTGAGTGTTCTGCCAGTCATTTAGATTGTTTAATCTTTCTATGTTGACATTCGCACGGTCTAAACCACCTTGTAAGTACAATGTATTTGCCGATGCGGTATTAGCCTTATCAAATGCAGATGCAACAGATGGCTGAAGTGCAATAGTATTGGCTGAAGCAGAGTATGCAATCGTATTTGCAGTATTTGCTTGTGTATAAGCATTGGCTGCGGCTAGTTCTACATGACCTAGTCTGGTGTTCTGTGTTGCATCGATGCCATACAGAACAGTTATGTCTGATACTGCACCAGACACCAGAGGTTGTAATGTTACTGTGTTGGCTGATGCAGAATATGCAACTGTGTTAGCTGCATTTGCAATAGATAGTGCGGCTTGTGCGGCTACATTTGCAGATATTCCATTGGCTGCAGCCGAAGTTGCAAGAATGTTGGCTGCATTGGCCAAATCGTATGCAGAATTTGCTTTGTTGCTGGCAAAAGTAATGCTATTATTTTGAGTTGTTTGTATGCCAAAAAGATAACCTATATTGGCTTCAACTGCATCAACTTCTACTTTTAATGTTACTGTGTTAACTGAAGCTAGAGTTGCAGTATTTTGTGCATTATTGGCTGCATTGAATACTATCTGTAAATCTCTGGATATATCAGAATCAATAATCTCAACAACAGAATTGACACCATTTACAGATTTACCAATGTATAGTGTATTGGATACAAAAGAATAAGCTAACTGGCCATCTTCTAGAAAAGCTGGTGCTGTATTACTATATGAACGAAGAATCTGATCGGCCATTAGTATCTTCCAGAATCCGTGCCACTAATCTGTGACAAGAATGTTGACACAGGAATGGTTTCAAACTTACCTGTGTTTGCATTGTATACAATTACGGAATTATTGGCCAGTTGAGTTGTGTCCATATCAGTCAGAGATTTCAATGTTCTACTGCCATATGATATGGTAGATACCTTTGCCTTGGTATCTTTAACTTCTACTTTTACGGTAGATAAACTAGTTGGTGTGATTTTGACACGAATGTTTGATGACATTTTCTACCTTGTGACAGCTGGAGAAACCTCAAAGATTCCCTCCAAGATCCTAGTTGTTGTATTATTTGCACTTTCTCTAATGATAGTGTCATAAACATAACGACCAGGAGCAATATTTGCTGTCACAGTTGCAGGTAGTGTAAGTGTAATGGTACCTTCAGACACATTTATAGATGTCGAAAAGGTTGCTGTTGCGTTTGCAGAGTAATATGACTTACGAATCTGGCTATTTGCTGTATAACCAGTCAAGTCATAATTTTGATTGTAGGCGTCATCGACCGTTATTGTTATTGTAAAAGTCGAGCCTTGTTCGGCGAATAGGTTGGAGTATGCAGCTGGCATTGTTTCCTCATTAAAAAAACCTTCTGGACTATTTAGTTGCCATTAGGACGCCAGGAGTAAAATCGCTTTTTTAAGACCAGGAAAGCGTCCGGAGTTTTTTTGGGCCGGAACGAAAATTTTCGAAATTTTAGGTTTCTTGAGTTTCTATCCAGGAATGAAGATTTGCCAAATGTTCTTCATTCAAACATAATAACTGTGGAAAAACATTTAACCACAAGTAATCGACACCTGGTACGGTTGCTTTAATTGACAAAGCAGCTGGTCCTTCTCTTAGTAGATCAAAAGTACAAGTAGCACCATTTACCACATATGTTGATTTTTGAGATGCACCTAGACCATTGATAGAAATGGTATCAGAATTGTCACCTGTTGTGTTGTTTTTAATTCTTATATTTTGAATTTCTTCACAAATATTATGGTTTTCATCATAAACACCAACTTTCAAGGTAATGCGATTGTTTTCACCATATATCTTCTTCAGGTTTGTGTCATAATATGTGTGGTCAAGCAATTCTACCTGTAATTGTTTTAAATGCACAGTTCTATTGTCATTATCTAAAAAAGCCATCATTTCTTTATTGTTAATACTCATACTTAACATAGTATATTCTTCTTTTGTTAAGTTCTGAAGGTGGTATGAAGGCCATCCAGCACCATCGTTCAGTCCTTCAACAGGAACAATGAAACCAACAAAACCAGTAATATGTCTATTTTCTGGATTAACATATACAGTATAATTTTTTCTTGGATCATACTGTTGTTCAACAGCAATTTCCGTAACTTGTTCAAATTGTGACATTTTTTACCTTTTTAACCTTGGAAACAATTTAATTAATACATCATCACATAAAGTACATTCTGTACCACAAACATTTTTACAATTTTCTGTAACTTTATTAAATCCTACATCAGTCAATTCATCCGCAGAAGTGTTCATCAATATATTTGGCGGTTTAGTTGAAAATAGGTCTTTTAATTGAGCACTACTATCTTCATACATATAAGCTTTGGTCAATTTAAGCCATTTTTCAATTGGAACACCACGACCAGCAAGTTTATATATATCAACTAAATCATCAAACTTCTGTAAATTATTTGGTAGAGTAAAAGCAGTTTTTAAGTATTGCTGAGGCTTTTCCTCAAAGTAATCCGTACAACCTAACTTTTGGTGTACAATATTGATGACTTTCATATTTGATTTCTCATTGGTTTGAGCAATCATCATGTCATCTATATTCTTCCACAAACAATCCACAATACAACCTTCATTTATCAACATGGTAATTGGTATATTCAGACTATTACAATATTCTCGGATCTTTTTCAACTCATCTAAATTACGGTTAAGTGAACGATCTACAATAATACTGCGAATAGACAAAACTTCAACCAAAAACATCACATCTTTAAGTGTTCTTGGTATGTTATTAACTGAATTCTTTACTTCTAATGGTTTACCATCATTTCTCACATTCCTGAGAGCGCTCATAAAAAGATGATCTCTCATTACATAAGTGTTGTTCATGCAAACTATGTCAGGATCAACTTGTTTTATGTGAGCAAGAACTTTATCTAATTCTTCATAAAACTCATTCGAATAATAATTACCATTAATTAAATATTGTAACTTGATACCATATTTTTCTCTAAGTTCATAAAGCTCTGAATAATTTTCAGGCTTAAGTGATAAAGCTCTGGCTGAGCCAAATGCATTATCAGAGAAATATATGTCATTAATTCTTTTTGTTGGTAATTCTTCAATAACATCAATTATGCCAGGTGTGTATGGCAACGAAAACATCCTATTTTTCATAATGTACTTTCAATCAATTATGGATTATAACCTAAATTCAAATATAAGTTTCTTTTCTTGGTTGCAAGTCCAAACCAACGGGCACCAATATTTGCATTGTGGTATGTAGCAACTGCATACACATTACATTCAATATTGTAGTGACCCCAATAAGGACTTGTAAAATCTGTTGTAACTGGTGTCATATTAACATAAAATGCCATAGTTGCGCCTGTACCTTTTGTAGAATTTCCTGGTGAAGAACCGCTCAACCATGGATAATCCCAAAAGTTAATTTCGTATATTTTAAACAATGCAGAGAAAGCTTGGAAATCGTAATTGCCTTTCCAATCTGGTCTTGTATTTGCTTCATTTTCAACTCTACCAGCAATATATCGTGTATTTGATAGACCGGCTGCATTGGCAACATCTATACGCATTGTAATTATAGCTCTATAACCACCGCCACCCGTTGTATTATATGTAGAATTAATGACGCTATAATTTTGGCCAATTGTGTTTGCTTGACCGGTGATGCTGGCATTAGTTTGATTGTAAATATATGATGGTGCGCCTGCTTGTGTAACACTTCCATCTAATGCATTTGTAGCAGTCAGCTGAATATCAAGAGAACCTAATACATTGATAAACAAATCAGAAGGTAAAGAAACAAGATCAGATAAACGAACAGCAGAATTTGCACCTAATGGTTCTGGAATATTAGATAATGCAGTTATAATTGCACTATTAACATAAGTAACAACTGTTGTTGGTGGTGTGTTACCAGTAATCAATTGACTGGTTACATTTGTAATATTTACACCATTTGAAAAAAGATTTCCTGATGCGTAAATATTTCCTGCATTAATATTAGCTGATCTAAAAGAAGCATGATTAATGTCAATATTATTATTTGAATCAACTTCTGGTTCATAATTATAAAATGCATAAAAATCTGTAGTTCCAGATTTTCTAAAAAAACCAGCATGACGATTTGTTGCGCCATCATTATAGTTACTTACAAATCCAATATCATGTGTGTCTGAATAATAATTATTTGCACCAAGATACATCAATGTGTCATTGGCTGTAATTGATGAAGTTAGAATTTCTGTTGTGGTGCCTTCAACAATTAAATTTCCTGTTACATTGAGATCACCAATTTGTAATGCGGCATTGTCAATTTTTATAGAACCGTCAACTAATTTGATAGCTGCATTTCCAATATAAACAGATCCGGGACCAACATAAACAGAATGAAAAGGACTATTTGCAGAACCTAAATCATAAGTATTGGCAGTTGTTGGTAAAACATCACCCGAAACATAACCAGCATAATTGAAAACAGAACTTTGTGATATCCATGTATTACCATTAACGGCAGAATACATCAGAATATTGTTTGCAGCACCAGGTGTTACTTCTTTTAATGGATTTAAACCATTACCAACTAACACCGAATCAGGTGTTGCATTAATAACTTGTCGTGCTAATAATGTGTTATATGCTGTTACTATTCTTACAAAATCATTTTCTCTGGCCGGTATTTGAAGAATTATATTTTCACCATCAGAAGCTTGATAATCTAGATTGCCTAATTGAACACCGTTAACATAAACATCAACATAACCTAAATCATACCTTTGAACTGGAAAAAGTGTTTGTCCAGAAGTGGCATAATATTCAGCTACTTGTCTAAATGTTTTTGGTGCTGCGATGCCTGAAGCTGGAATAGCAAGGTATCTTATTTGAATATTACTTGTGCCAGCTGCAGGTGGTGTGGCAAATTTTATATAAGTTCCATCGAAATAATAATCTTCTGGACTGATAACAGCTCCATCTATAACAACGATAGCTGAAACAGGAGAACCAGGTTCAATTGTTGTCACAAATGAATCTAATACGCCGTTTCCACTAAAAGAATCGTAGTAATATTCTGCTATTAATGGTTTTGCGCCGATGTAACTCAAAATAGTTCCTTTATTTTCTCAAATATTTATTGTGTTTTTGGAGGAAAGGGTTTTACTACCGCTTCAACCGAATCATAGTAAGATGTGCCTGGATGTGTTGAACTTAAACATTCAATCCAGAAAAGAGGTTCTCCAACAGGAAATTCTTGTCCATCTTCTACAACTTGAACAACTCTTTTTCCAATTACTGGTGGATTTTCTTGTACTCTAGGATCTTTAACAACTTCATTAGGTGATATTAAAGCTTTCATTAGTTATACTCCGCCCAAGATACTACTGATGTGTTTCCAGCATTGTTAGTGACTATAGAATATGTATTTGATGCTGGGACAAGAAATGATATTGATTGTCTATCTCCAGAATTTCTTATGGTATTACTTGCAATAGTTACGGCACCAACGTTAGCAGTAACAGTTATTGCGGAAGCACTTGTTGTTGATGCCCAAACAAAACTAACAATCATTGGTTTGTTTGTAGAATTTGTATACGATGTGCCGAGTGCTCTAACACCAGTTCTATCAGTTAATGTTTGTTGATAACCAAATAATCCTTGATTGTACCAATCAAAATAATCATATGTTCTAGAAATCCATGCTGTTCCATTTGAAACATATGTGCTGTTTGCTGTGCCTGGATGTAAAAACAATCCGTAAGATGGATAACTGATCCAATCATTGCCAGTATCTACAAGGATATTATTAGCAGCTGCAGGTCTTGGAATAATACCAATGCCACGGGTTGTGGCATTTGCCGAATACCATTTTGTACCATCAGAAACAATCACATTATTTGGTGATCCTGGAGCAATGGTATCTACCGGATTGAGGCCTCTGCCAATTAAAATACAATTGTTTGCTAACTCTGAACCGCCAGTCCCTCCAGAAGTGACAGGAAGTGTGTTGGATGTCAAACTGCCTGTTGTCAGAGCGTAGATCGCACCGCCGACATTGAAAGACGCCAGGCCTGTTCCTCCAATATTTGTTGGTAATGTTCCAACTTGTATAATATTGTTGCCTGTGGTAAAGTGCAAAGCACCATTTGCATGATAGGCATCTCTACCAGTACCACCACGCCAGATATTTAAAATACCAAAATTTGTATTACTTGCTAAATTGGCTAGATTTGCTGCTTTTGTCATTTATTTGCCTTTAGTATTCTATCAGAACCATTCCATCAGGTATAGATGCTGCATCTGGCCGATGATCACCTTGACCATAAGAGAACAATGAACCAGCAGGTTTGAATGATTGTCCTGTTATATTGAAATCTCCTGTGGCACCCAATCCATCTCCGCCATCTTGAGCAACACCCCAATAATCATAATAACCACCAGAACCACCAGTTGCAGTACAGTATGCACCGAAAGATGTTGTGCCTCCGGTATTTGCTGTTCCAGAGTATGCATTGATTGATGCACCTTTTGTGCCAATCGTAACAACAACATTTTCACCACCATTTAAACCTGTAATATATTTAACAGCTATTCCACCGTTACCTCCACGGGAACCATATAATAGATTAGGTGAAACTGCAAAACCTCCACCACCACCAACGCAAGTAACTTTTAAGTTTCTGATACCTTGTGGTACGGTATATGTTGTGCTTGATGTTATTTTTGTTCCTCGGCCACCACCAGCAAGTTGTGTTGTTGCAATTCCGTAATCTAGCACATTGCCTGATACCCAATTTGTTCCATTTGAAACAAGAATATTGTTTGCTGTGCCTGGTGCAACAGTAGAATAAGGACTTGCACCATTTGTGATTACAACAGAATTTGCAGTTGGGCTACTTAATCCTGTTCCACCTGCAACAGAAGGTAGTGTGCCGGTTGTTAATGTTGAACCATTAATTGCATATAGAGCTGTGTTTGCAACGAAAGATGTTAAACCTGTTCCACCATTTGCAGTTCTTAGTGTACCACCTAGTGTAACATTTCCTATTGTTGCAACCAAAGGTGTTAAACCTGTATTGCCACCACTAAAAGATGTTTGCAAAAGATATCTATATGTTGAAGCACCCGTTAAATATGTATCTCCGTTTGCGGTACCTGTTCCAAGGACAGTTGGACTAACAATGTTGTGATCAATGCTCTCTGCATTAATGCCTGTTAATGTATATGCATTACCATAATAATATCCATCGATGTAGATATTCGAATTTGCGTGTAATACATTTACATTTGCCCAATTACCATAAACGGTAAAATTCCTTAGAATATTAACATCACCTTGAGAATTCCATTCTGGTGCACCAATAGCTAGAGATCTATAAGAAACTGTGCCTTGAGCAGGAGCAATTAAAGATGTTTGTCTAGAAAGATAACGAACAACAATATTATTTGAACCATTTGTTGGTGCAGTATAAAATGTTAGTTCATTTGTTCCTCTATTAATATAGTACGTTGCTGGATTACCAACAAGACCATTAACAACCACTTGAACATCATTTTCAGATTCAACATATCGTGTGAGTTGAAATCCTGTTCTTACACCATTACCAGAAAAAAATTCTATTCCAGGTGTAATCCAGTTTTCTATATTAGAATTGCCAATGTAACTCATGTCAACCTTTATTATTGGTTAGTTGGTACAACTTCTAAAATTGATAAAAATACATCGCAGGCACTATTTGCAGAAGGTTTAACTTTAACCGCATCTCCTGCCTGAAGAACTAATTTTTGTTCTAGACCTGCGACAACAAGAGAACCACCAACAGGAATTGTGGCATTAGCAACCATGTAGTAATCGATTGATTCACGGGTAATAAAAACGTTTGCTTCATATGGTGTTCTTGATGTATTTGCAATAATCAAACCAACGCCTATTGTTTGTGTCGATGCAGGCACAGTATATACTGTTGCACCTGATGTTGTAACATTTTTTGAAGGATATGATTTAAAAGTATTCATTTATATTCCTATATTAACTTAAAGCAACTGAAACTGCTAAAGCATCATCTAAAATTCTTTGTCTAAATTGTATGATTGCGGTACCACCAACAGACCCCGTTATGACAAGATTATTTCCTGTTATTGTATCTGCAACAGTCAAATCGTTACCAACATTTGCACTATTTGTAACTTGTAATGATGTTCCTGGTCCTGTCATCAATACATTACCAGTAAATAATGCGGTATTAGAAACTTGCAGACCTACACCAGAACCATTCAGTACAAGTGTACCTTCCATTGTGTAGGTACCTTTGCTAAGACGATTTAGTTCGTTAGCAATGTCATTGGTGTTAATCATCCAATCGCCAAATGTATTGGCGTAACTTAGAACGGATACGGTATTTGCCATTATTGTTTATCTATCAGTAGACGTATTAAGGATTTGATTTCACCAATATCATTCTTTAATTCTGTAATTTCACTATTCATCTTATTTATCTGCTCTTTTTGTGCTCTCAAAAGTTTGACTTTATTATAATATTCATTCTTCTCATTAACATCTGTATTCATAATAGCCATACTTTTTGTGTCACGAATAAAATTGGTTCCGGTTACTTTTACCAAGGCCATATTATAGTCCTATTCCTGAAGGTAGAGCAAGTGCTCGGATGTCTGATAAAAATGGTACATTTGTTCTGTCTGATGTTGCAAGGACAATCTTGATTGCAAACTGACTGAATTCTGTATATACTTGACCATTTGTACTTGTATAAGAAATATTATTATTTGCACCAAAACCCCACATACCAGGTCCAACCTCATATTCAATCATATTTGTTCTATCTTTTGAATATGAAGTTGTCAGATTTACTGGTGCCATGAGCTGCCACTCTTGTGCTTCAAATTGCTCTGTGTCATTACGGTTTTGTATTTTGTAATACACATAAACTTCTGAACCTAATGGTTTGTAAGCAGTATAGTAAACTCTTAAATCGCCAGAATCATTTTCTGGTGTGAGAATGACTTTCTTGGTGAAATATTTTGCAAATGCAGGACCACCGTCTGGTGAAGTTTCACCAACAACAGTTACTATCGCATTTGAACCATTTCCTGATGCATCAACTAAAGAAACTGTAGGTGTTTTTGCATATCCTGAACCAGGGTATGTTACAAATACAGTTTCAATGGCACCTGTTGATGTATTTGTTGTAAAGTCGAGCACAGCACGGTCTATACCAAAATCTGGTGCGCTTACTGTAATCGATGTTGCATTTGCGTTATAATTTGCACCACCATTAACAATATTAATTAACGAATCACTTTCAATACCAAGATTGTTAACATATTGTTGAATATTGAACAGAGATAGTCCGTCATCTGCCAACAATGGGCTTAAATTTGGATCTGAAGAAGAAAGTGTTGCAAACAATTGGAAAGAATTGCTTGAAGATTTTTTCAGAATACGTTCACCAAGGCCATCTGAGAAATAGATGTTATCTTGTAATGGTGTTCCCATTTTACCTGGTGTAACAGATGTTGGTGCAGTTACACTCAAATCACTCGACAATGTTGTACTGTAAGTATAATTGATATTTGTAAATGTTGGTACAAAATCAGTTGTACTTAAATTAAAAGCGTGCATCGGACTTGTTGGTGCACCATTCTGATTAACAGCATTTGAAATTAATTCTTTGTCAATTGAAGAAAGAACATCACTTGAACCTAATTTGTTTGCTGGTAAACCTTCTGGTGTAACAAACTGCAATCTTGGTGTTTTTGTTGTATCAAATACACATTGCTCAATTACAAACATCAAGTCTTTAGATTGATCAGCAGTCCATGTCATGGAGTTCTGTGATTCAAATAGAGCACCAATATATGGTGAACCACCAATTTTGGTTGGTTGACTTGGTGCTGCATCTGTTGGCAAAGCTTTTGCAGTAGAAGAAATAGCAACTTGATTTTGTTGTGCATAGTACACATAGTAATCAGATGTACCAGCAGAAATCAATATTGCATAGAGAACACCAGACTGCACATAAACTGGAGCTGGGAATTTAAACTCAGTATATGATGTTGGATCCAAATAATGTGGATTGTTTGAAGTTACAACATCGTCTGCATCTAATGTAACTCTAGAATAATCTAGAGTATTTCCGTTTGGTTGACCATTTAATGTATTGACAATACCAACTGTGATTGGAAGTATTGGTCTTACGTTACCAGGGAATGGCGAAAAGAACAGTTTAACAGAGCTTAAGAAAACACCGTTTGGATAGTTTTCTTTAGATATGATAAATGTTTGTGCAATTGGATCATTAGGTGATTGTGATTCAACAACATTGTATGTCTGCAAACTTAGTGGTGTAAATTTCTTAGAAGAAGAATCTACAGATGGAGAGAAGTTTGAAGAATTTGTTGTTTGTATTGCACCTGCAACAAATGTTGATTCAGCATATGTTGTTGCTGTTTCTGGTGCACCTGCACCACTTCTGTTGTCTATGCGGAATACACGGGAGCCAATATGAAATACGGAACCTGGTATATTAAAGATTGCAATAAACTGACCTTTTTCATCCGTTGTCAAAGAAGCAGGACGATCACCTTCACGAATAACATCTGCATAACTTGCAGCCTGACCTTTGACAGAATACTTTGCAGTAATATTACCAACAGAAGCACTTCTACCAAAAGATATCTTTAGTGCTTTATTAACTGTTACTGTGCGGGTTTCGCCATCATATTCTGTAACTGTTGCATAATCAGTATCAACAGCACTTAAAATAAGTGTTTTGTCTTTAATTGATTGTGCCGCATCGTAAATTGGTTGCCAAGTTGCCATTTGTGTACGCCACAATGCTACCCAGCCTGCGTCACCATCACCGCCTATCGTTGGTCTTGGTGGAACATAAATTGCACCAAACTTATATTCATACAAATAAGTAGATGTCACAGTAATTGTTGCACCAGTATAATATGCATCAATATTACTTGCAGCTTTGTCTAACTGAAACTTTGTAACGCCGATGAAATATGACCCACCATCAGGCATCTTGTATTCTGTACCAATCGCATCAAAATTCAAACCATTTGGTGTTTGTGTATTCCAAAACATTGTTCCATCAGGTCCGGTTATTGTCATTGCAAAACCTGCAACGGATTCTGCATTGTTAATAGACCAAGTTAAAGTTTTTGTTCCTACTGTTGCGGTATAGTTATAAGTATATTCTGTATTTCTTGCTGCAACGTTTATGATTTGTGTGCCATTGATACTTACTGTTCCTGTACCTGTTGCGTATACTCTGACAGTATAAACACCTGCTGTTTCTATCTCAAGTGGATATGTTGGAGCATATGGGTTTGCATTACTTTGATTACCCCAAACAGAATATTGATTAAACCATGTTGGTTTTCCGTTTAGATTGGCTGTTTTAAATATGTTTTGAGCAACAGCAGAAACGGATGAAGTAAATGTTCCACCAACACCAGCTACTGTTCCTGAATTATGTGTACTTGTGAAACTTCCATTCTCAAATACAATTGTTCCTCTTGCAGAAGAACTAATGTAATTTCCAGCAATATCAAAAGTTGCGTTGATTAGAATGTCAGATGTTACATACTCTGGTGGATTTACAATTTCTCCAACATACAAACGAACACTTGTTCCATTTGGATATTTGTAAACACCAGCTACACGACAAATTGGGAAGAATTGATCTGCATTGTCATCATAAACACCAACAATATCATCTTCAAAGAATTTGCCTGTCACATTGATTAATTCAATTGTATTTGGCAATGTCATGTAAGAATCTACATTATATCCATCAAACCAACAAGAAACTGGAGTATTAATCTTCATGCCTTTTGCACGAACAATAATTTCTTGTGGTTGTATGTGTGGAAGAACTGCGTTATTTGTTATATAACCTTTGTTCTGTGCAAGACCTTCTGCCGCTGAGGAAGATGCATCAGCAGCCATTAGTCCTTGTGTTTGTTTTACATAAGAATCTTCGATGGCCTTTTTAGTTTCATTTACGGATGCTGTTGTACCTATAACTGATTGCCAATCACCAGCATTTAATAAATTAATACCACCATATTGTTGTTCAAATTGCATATTTGGATTTGCAATTGTAATTTGTGGTGGTTGATTGGTATTAACCCAATTGTCCATTGGTGGGTTAAGTGTCATAACACCTTCATATAAAGCAACATCAAATGGGTTACAACTAATTGCACCACTTGCTAATTGTTGCTTTACTAGGCTTCTCTGTGTATATGGTAAAGTATATACGTTGGTACGACCACCTGCCATGCTATGTGCAGTATATGTGTTTGTTTTCTTTATTGTACCAAATGAATTTATTGTAGAAGGATCTTGCAATGCAAACTTGTCAACATAATTTAATGCGGTCATCTGCTTCTTGCGGATATTGATGTTTGCAGAGAAGTTTTTGGCTGTACTGTCTGCTGTACCAAAAGATGAGAAGTCATCAACAAGAATACCGTTTTTGAAACGATTTAATCCATTTTCATCTGGAATCTGTAGTGCTTGTGCATTTGATTCTAACAGATTTAATGATGTATAGTATTCAAGATTATCAACTTGATTCTGTAATCTTGTAATATCTTCTTTTGCCCAACGTTTATGAAGAATCTTATTGATGGAAATATTTGAAGGAGATGTTCTTAAAACAACACCAAAACGACCTTGTCCTGGAATATAATTTGGTCCTTCATTTGGAACATATGCAGTATATGGATCATATGTAATGTTTGCAAGAACCAATGCACCATCTGGTTCAGCAGGCAATAAAGGATTGAGAGAAGGTGTTCCTCTTATTAACAAGAATTTACTATCTTTTGTTAGAACAAGTTTGTCTTTTCTACCAAGATAATAAGAATAATTACACAAATAATTTGTTAGTGCATTAGGTATTAATGTACCCTTAATGTTAACGTTATTTGAATTGGTTATTGTTTTGTACTCCCAAACATAACCAGTTTGTAGATTTGAACGGCATGGTCTAAAGTCTAAACAATCTCTCAGATTGTAGATGATACCATTCTTTGCAACATATCTTGGAATTTCTGGATAAGTTTCTGGTAATGCAGAACTTAAATATGAATTAACGCTAAAGTATCCATCGCCGCCAGAGTGTTGATAATAATCAAAAATAACAAGAATGTTGCCTTTTGGTTTTGTAACACCGGGTTGCATTTTTAGTGTTGAATGGTCATAGAAGTTATCTCTTTGTCCATTATCCAACAAGAATGATGTTGTAATATCTGTATAATTTGCAAGAGATATTGCATTGTTTGGTGTTGCAGAACCAACATCTAAAATTGCTTTAATTTTCTTAACATCATTGACATACAAACTCATTGGAGTTGTTGTGATGCCTTCATTTTTAATTAATATTTGTGCGCTTTCTAAATCAACTAAAGTATTTGCAACAACTGTAGTAAATGCAGAACCAGCGTGAGTTGTGTTACCTTGAATTAAGTCTTTATTCTTTAATATAAGGTTAGTATTGTTTCCGTTAGAAACAAATACAGATGCATAAACATCAATACCATAAGTGATATTTGCAAATGCAGCAGATGTGAAGACTGCACTAGTTGAAGATGTTAATGTAACACTATTTGCAGTTGTGTTGAATGGTAGAATTTCTCCAGTTGAACGGTTGACAACAGTAAACAATTGTTTAAATGTGTCACCATAAATTGGTGTGTTTAATGAACCATGAAACTGTATTGGAGAAATTGTATTAATTGTAAATGTATTACTTACAGGGGAGAAACCAACATTTCTGAATATCTGTGTAGAATAGTAGGACGAATCATTTACGTTGGCTGTGTAATCATAACCAACTTTGAAAATTAATTCTGGTGCTTCTGGTGCTTCAAATACAGTATCACCTGTACCTTCTATCTTACCATCTGGACTTATATTTGCCCACGAAGTTAGATCCCAATTGCTTGTGTTAACTTGTGTTAGAGATTCGACATCTTTTGTTTGAAAGTCTAATGCAAATGTGCTTGTGTTATCTGGTGTAATATTCCATTCAGTATCTACAGTAAATGTTTTTGTTGAACCATTATAATCTGTAACATATCTAAAGTCGCCAGAGTTTGTTCCACCAGTAATAACTAACTTAACACCAATATAAGCATTATTTGATGTAGAAAATTTGCTTGTTGCATCTAAAATTTGCAATGTTGTGGTAGTTGCTGTGTTTGCAACTCCAGTCAAAGTATAAAGATTAACATCACAAACATGAGCATTAAATGTATAATTTGCAGTATTAGAACCTGTTCCAGATACAAAATCAAATGAACGAATTAATGCTTTACCAATTAATGTAGAATTATATCCTGCTTGATTTGTTTCATTAACCAAATCTGCTTCAACACAATGCAGATCAACATATTCCATTTGTGTTGAATTAAATAAATTGTTTGCATTATCGACAATAAAATAACTTCCATAATTAATAAAAATGGAAGCTGGGTCTACTAGTTTTGTATCTCTTGCACGGTCACCGACAAGTCTTAATTGAGATTGATTTTCAATACGATAACCACGAACATAAGCAATACCTTTGCTAATAGTTAAGTCGTATTTTGAACCATCACCATCTTCATTTGGTTCTGGTATAAGTTTAAAATCTTCAACAACATAATCACCATTTGATTCATAATCACGCTTTGCAAAATAATCATCGATTGCAGAGTAAACAGTAGAATCGGTTTGCTTTAGAATTTTACCATCTTCAATACGCATTAATTCAATAAAGTTATCATCGTTGCCAGGTGTTAATTCAATTGCAGTTAATTCTAAGTTAATTTGATAACGGTCTGCACCTGGTGCTTGATAATTTGAGTAACCTGATGCTGGATCTAGTAAAGATATGTCATCTGAACTTGTAATTGTATTTTCAACAATTAATAAACCAACACGATATGATGGTGTATTGTCGTATTTTTCTAGAATAATTGTCTGTGGTTGTACATTTACAAAATTACCAATTTGATATTTTGAGGTTGTACCATCAGCATTTTCGACATCGTTATATCCATTAACAACATAAAAGACACCTTCTGAGATAGATGCAACAGAAGATCTACCAATAGATGTAACTCCACCAGCAACTCCAATTGTGGTTGCTAAAGGTGCGGTAACAGATAAACCACCAGAGTTGATTCGAACATTCATTGCATCAGAGAATTTTCCACCAGATGTATATGATACAATAAGAGTTGGTGGATCACCAGGAGTTATAGCATTTCCTGTGGCTTCAGCATATGCAATAACTTTTGCAGAAACGGTTCCGGTGTCATCAGTAATTGTTTTACCTAAGAACTGGTCTAAAACAATAGAAGAACCTTCAATGAATTGATTTAACTTGATATATTCACAAATAAGGTTTGTGGTAATTTTACCACCAGTAACGGGTGTATTTTGTGAATAAATTGCAGAAGCAAACTTTGAGATTTGATTCTGAAGAATCGTTTGAGATTGTGTTAACTCTCTTGCTTGAACTGCAACACCAGGTTTGAATAGAATCCTATGATAGTTTTTATTAGGATCGTAATCGTCATAGTAAGGTTCTACATTGTAATTTTTCATTTATCTACCTTAAAAACTTAAAACGAGTCTGAGTTGTTCATTACCATTTGGTGATCTTTGCACAGGACTTCTATTTTCGACATACATTAGATATCCGGAGCCTATCGCAATTTCGGTTGGATCATATTGAACGGATACTCTTGTGGTACCAGAAGTTGCACCAATAATTGCTTCACCCAATGTATGTGTACCTTGTGTATTTATTAGATGTAATATATTGTTTGATGAGTCCCAAGAACAAACTTTTCCTATAAATGATGCTTGATATAGGTTAGCACCTTGATATACTTGTTCACCCACACTATAGTTTCCTGCTCCAAAGGTTACATAACACAAATCTGTTGTATTATATATTGTTCCAGTAGGAATACTACCTGTTTTTAATTGAGGGTTTACAACAATTCCAACCTGTCTAAAAGAGATGTCTGTTGGTATTTTTTCACCTTCCGTACCATTCAGTTCAACCGAAATCATCAATCGGTCACATCCTAATTCCGAAATTGGATCTGAACCATGGCCACCGACTGGAGAAATTATAGGAATTGCTGTTGCGTTTGCACCAGGATAACCAGCGGGTACTGTTATTGTTGCTGTTGCATAAGTGTAATTGTTTCCGGTTTCAGTAACAATAATGTCTTGGACTTGACGGTTGTATACATTTGCATATGCTTTTGCACCTTGGCCGTCACCAGTTATTGTTACTACAGTAGAATCTGTTCCATTAGTATAATTGTTGCCTCTGGTGACAACATTAATAGCATTAATCTCACCCAAACCGGCTGGTCTTGTAGAATCTGCTCTGGCTTGACCTACGGTTAATGGCATCCATGTGTCATCAAAAAAGTTTTTCTTCAATCCTTTGTCAATTGTGGTTACATATATCCATTTGTAACCATCTGCAAGAATTAGTGTTTGTCCTGGTTGTGTTGTTCCAGGTTGTAGAATTGGTTCTACTGTTGAATTTCCATCGTTATTATTATAAAGACATTTAAAAATTTGATCAAAACGATTTCTAACATAAAATTTTTGAATTAATTTTTTATACTCATCTCTAGCAAACATATCTTCATAATCTTTGTAATAGTCATAGACTGTTCCTGTCGTCCAATCAATTCTTTCAACTACTGGACACATATTTGAAGATGTGATGAGTTTAGCTGCAATCATATTCTTTAGAATACCTTTGACTACAACCTGATTTTGTGTTGGTGCTGGTGGATCAGTATCATCCAACCAAGGATCTACGCTACCAATAAACATATAAGAACTGGTATCGTGTTTTGGTGAATAACCTGAACCAGAAACAACGAAGAAATAACCTGATTCGACCTGTGCTGTCGAAGCGTAAGTTGTTAGTAATCCTTTAACGACATTTGCCATAATTTTTACTTATTAAGTGTTTAGAGAACTTATCCAAATGTTACTTGACATAACGTTTTGTTTAAATGTCAAGCTGGTTGTTAAATTGTTTGCATATGCAGAATTTACACGAATTCTTAATGGAGGTATTAATTCACCCAAAACATACTGTGGTTGATCAACAGAAGTTATGGTTTTATATGTATTACCACCATCAAGTGAAACAAAATCATAAGGATGCATGAAATCACTAAAGAATATTACTCCATTTCCTGTTGCGATATTCCATGCCTCGGTTAAGTTGGTAATATTTATGTAGTCTGAACCAGAGATTACATTAGCGGTTGCAACATTTGGTACAATAGTTGTCCAATTATCTTGTATAGTTATAGTATTTGCAGTTGCAGATCTAATTTTAGAATACAAAATTTCATTTCTTCTATTATAGAGTGTCACATAACTATTAGAAGTTAAATATATTGAATTTCGTACATTGGCCGCACCAATATTTGTGAAAACAATGGTGTTGGAACTTCCATTTGCCAAATCTGCAACATACGAACTGGTACCAATTAAGGTACTTAATGCATTTACTCTATAGTCCGATTGTTGTACCGTCATACTATAACTATTTGAATTTCTTAAAATGTTATAGGTCGAATAATTTAAACCAGAAGGATGTAAGAAACCGAGAACTTTTTCTTTATATTTGGCCAAAGCTTCTTCAACTTGAAGCATATAGGTGTATTCATTGTATATTTTATTTTGCAATACGGAATACGAAGATGGAAATCCGTCTTGATTTGAGTATTGGCCTTCATCAAGGTTGATACCTTCTAAGAATACTGCATCGGCCTTTGCATTTCCATTACCATATATTTTTCTGCCGTTTGTAAATTTTGTATCTGTTATGGTATTTGCAAGTCTGACCTGTGTTGAAACATCTTCACCACCACGCCATATTGAAAAATTATTTGCACTATTTAAAATACCATCATAATCATATGTTCTTAAATTATATACAGCCAACATAGTGTTTGCATTTGCTGTATAAGTAGAAATTGAATCTACGTTCGCTCTAAAGTATAGATTTGTAAATGTATTTCCTTGATAAATTATATCGCCACTTTGCGGCATAACATTAATATTTGTAATTAATAAATCTTGTACTCTAAGAGAAACTTCAGGAGTTTCAACATAATTTAAACCAGGATTTGTTATTGTTACTTCTAAAATTTCACCATAAGGAGAACCAGTAACAGCAAATTCTGCATCACCACCAACCAACTGTCTGACAGTTAAAACTGAACCACCTCCAGTATTACTACTAACTTCTATATCTGGTAAAAATTTATTATAACCCATGCCGCCTAATGGATAAATTGCACGACCAGCTGGATCATCAACATAGGTAATTTCAGTTATAGCACCTGTTTCTGGTTGAACCGCTGTAACATTTGCGTATGCACCATATCCTGAACCTCCTACAAATCTTATTTGATCACCAACAATATAATTTTCTCCTCCATCTATAATAATAATTGGTGGGAGAATACCTATAGTTGGCAAAGCTGATCTTGAACCTGATTCTGTTGCATAGAATCCTGTTGCGGATGCAATTGTTGTGCCGTCATATCCTGTACCAGCAGAAGTGATAGTTGTTTCTTCAATACCGTAAGTAGTTAAAACGGGGAAAGTTAATGCTTCTGCAATTACAGTATTGGCATTTGCAAATTCATTGTTTGCAAAATTATAAACACTATTTCCAATTGGATTTGCACCCCAACTAAATGTGGTGTTACCGAGATATGTGTTAGCTTTAGATTGTATTTGATCTTCTGGAACATAATATACAATCAAAGGTTCATCATTTAACTTTGTCAATATACTTTTTGCACCAAATCCTGTTCCAGGTGGAGAAAGTAGATTGATTTCTGTAAATGAACCTGCACGATAACCGTGTCCAGGATAAATTGGTGTTGTACCTTTAATTGTTGCACTTGTTACTTTTGAAATATAAGCATTAGCTGCAACAGGTGGGTCAACTGTTGGGTCCAAACCACCATAAAACACCACAGGATCACCAACATCATATGAAACACCACGACTTCTTTTATTTAATTTTACTGTTGCAACTGATCCAATAATACGAGCTCTAGGTGTATAATTGTTAAATGAATGAATTCTACCATGAACATCAACAATTTTTACATATTCACCTGCTTCAAATGTTCTTTCAATATTAGATAAAACAATTTTAGTTTCTCTATCACTTGTTATAACATTTTGAACAGTTGCATATGCTTTAGACGTTTCACCAAAAACTCTATATCCTATTGTTTGTGTCCAAACTGGTGAAGTGTTTGATACTCGAATTGAACGAGTGGCAACCCATTTACCATCAGATGCTTTAAGAATGTAATCTTTTGTATTGTATAAATTGACATCAGAATTGTAAAGAACTCTGAATAAAAATTGAAATGATGCTGGTATACCTTTAGATTGGTATAATTCTTTTGCAATCTTGATTAATCGTCTTTCATCAACCAAAGCATCTTTTGGAAAAAAAGACAAGAAATCATTTTTAAAATACTCTAAAAATTCAGAAATCGTTGTATCTATATCCCAATATTCAGATATACTTTTTGAATCGTACAAAACTCCACGATTTTCTTCCATCCACTCATAGTAGGATTTTAAGAATAAAACAAAATTGGTATAATCTTCACTACCACGAATAAAATCGGGTAGTTGATATGGTATTAATAAAGATGTTTTGTTATTAGCCAGCATTATTTTGTTGTTACTGTAACTGTAATTGCATATGGATCTAATTCATCCAATGTTATGATTCTATTATATGTGGAGGAAACGATTCTTTTTGCTGGATATGCAACAATACGCATCATGCCGTCAGTACTAGCCAATGCAGTTGGTGCAAAATTTTTGAGTGTTACTGTACCAGAAGAATAATCAACTACACCAGCATTTGTATCTGCTGTTGAACTAACCAACATATTTTTTACACCATTCTCAAAGTAATATGTTTGTAGTGTTCCGTGGTTAGTATCAGATTCTTCAAAATAAACAGCAGGATAGAAGTTAACTTTTGCATCATATTGTGAAAAAGACGGTGTAATTGTTACTCTTTTCTCACCAAATCCTTTTTCCAATTGATTACCAAAATTAATAATATAATCTAAGTTTTTATTAAATGTTGGTATAAGTCTCTTTTGTAGATAAAGATCAAAATCAACTGCAACAATAGAAGCATTTAATCCTTTAACATATGTTATTAAATCTGAAAGAATAAATGTTGAATTGAATGTATTTAAATTTGCGTTACAGAAAGTGATGATACCTTGTCTAACTAAAGTTTTAATTTGTGCAGCAGTCAATGTTGTTTTGTTTTGATCGTACAGAATGTCACTCTTTAGAATTAAATAAACATAATCAACTTCTACCAATTCTGGTGTTACTGTTACCACAGAAATTGGTTTAATAACATCTTCAAGTATAACTTGTTTTTCATAGTCTGTCAAATTGTACGCACCTTGTGGTTTGATTGCAATTAAGACTTGACCGTAACGAGGTGGATTATTTTCTTCACCACCCCAAACAGAAACAGCTTGAATTGGTATATTAAATTTATTTTGTTGAATAACTGTCATGTAATCATTTTTTGTAACTGCACGGCCTTGAGCTGCGTATGCTTTTGGTGCCTGAAATTTAATAGAATCTACACTTTCTCTGTTAGATCCAAAAGAAGCTTTTTGTAAAGGTGTTATTGTTGGGTTGCCGTAACCACTCACACTTTGTGTTATAGTAAAATTATTTGCACCTCTGGATGATGTACCTCTTGTAACAATGTATGAAATGTATACAATGTTTCCATTATCTAATTTTTTACCTAATACTCCATCGCCAAATTGAATTTCGTATTTTCCATCAATACTTTCTTGCAAGAAAAATACTTTACTTGTATCTTCTAATGTTAGATGGTTTGTTGCAAGTGTGTAAGTATCAGAAGTGTTATCGATTGATGATTTTTGTACGATAACAGAAATTGATGATGTGTCTACCGTTACTTCTGGTATACTAAAAAGAAGTTTTGGATTTGTTGACAAATTAACAACGTATGTCAAACGAGCTGGTATACCTTGTTTTAATGTTACATTTGAAAATAAAGCGATATTATTTGAAGTGTTTACTGTAGTTTCATCAACCGTTACAAAGTTATAGTTGATACTGTTAACAGCTTCAGAAATAAAATTGGTAAATTTTGGTAATGTTAATGAACCTTCTACCACATTATTAAATTGAATATTTACTTTGGCTGTTGGTGCAGTATAAGATTGTGGAGAATAATTTAAAAGTTTTGCATGAGAAACAACTGATGCTCTTTGAGTAGCTGTATCTAAAAACATCTCATTTGCAACCATATTTAAATAATAAGCATTGTATTGTGTATTATACGCCAATATGTCAATTAATGTTGCAAGTGCAGAACCTTCATAGTTATAGTCATTTAATACGTTTTGAGATTTTAAATAAGTTTTTAGATTTTGTTTTATCGTATCAAAATCTAATTCTGTTATTTTCATTTCTGAGTTTGCGCCAGCCATTTTATCTATTTCTCTCTAAAATAAGTTGCACTTCTATAGGTGTTGTTGAATTTTCCATGTAGAATGACAAGCTCAATGAATATGCGTTTTTATCTGGTTGTGGGTTTACGTGTAAACTTTTTATGATTGCTCTAGGTTCATATTTTTCCAACATTGATCTACATTCTTTTTCTAAAGCTATACCAGTCAAAGGTGATATCAACTCAAATAAGAGTGCGTCAAGATTGGATCCTAGGTCAGGATTAAAAGGTCTTTCAAATTTTCTGGTAGACAATAAATTGCGAATAGACCTAAGAACTGCTTTTTCGTTATAACTTAAAGCAATATCTTTGGTTACCGGTTTTTTGGTAAAAGTAAAATCTATATCGGAATATATTATTTCGGTTGCCATCTGTTATTTATTACCCTATCCTATCAAGTAGTTTATCAGATCCTACATAATTCTTCAATAAAGCAGATTCTGAGTTACCTATATCTTTGAATTGAATGACATTCTGTACTTTGTCTACTGTAGTTTTAACATTTGTGTAATAAGTAATATCGTGGGTTTGTCTGGTTGACAAAAAGGTATTGATATTTGTCATTAATGTGTTAAGAGTGGTTTTTATGGAAGATGAAAGGTTTGAACTTTTACTTGTAGAACCAAATTCATCAGTACTAACCGATACAGAATTTTGCACCGTACTTGAATATGGTGCAAAAGAAACTGCGTTAGCACCAACCTGTGGTCCAACTAAAACACTAGTAAAAGAACCCATCATAACCGAAGTATTAGTAATGTCATCAGTTTGATTTGAAATGTATACAAGTTGTTTTGAATAATTAACTGCAGGTCTATAATAAGGATTTACCGTATCATTTGGATCCCATGCAGTTACACCAGAAATTCTATTTGTATGTGCCAAAAAGTTTGTTGATGTCTGCAACAAAGCATAAGACACATTGGCTACAGTTTCTAATCCAGAACAACCATTGGCCCAATAGTAAATATTATTTGCTGTGTTTATAATTGTTGATGTATTGGTTGAACAAGGATTTTTAAAATAACCTCCAACAGTATTGTTTGTAACATCCTGTGCCATCCAAGAATCCATAAATGGAGGCATTTTGTCCAACATATTTAAAGTATTTTGTGGATATTCTTCTACTGCACCATTTGGATCATCAAAGTTGTAACCCAATGTATCATAAAATCCTTCTGCATTTTCAATTTTTGCCATTATTAACCTCTTAAACCATTGGTGGGCCAATTAATGGTGTTGGTGCACCAAGATTGCCCGTGTGTACATGAGAATTATACATAGATACGTTTATCACATCAGTCATCCAAATTGCCTGCATAACAGAAAATAGTCCTAATGGTGCAACCACACTACCTATTGGTGCAAAAATACTACCAATAACATGAATACAACCTGGAACGGCTACAGGTGTTGCTGGTGTTGGCCAACCGAGTGACAAACCACCAGTTGAAGAACAGAAACCATATGGTCCTGCATACACACCCATGTTTGCATTGATACGACTTTCTGCTGTCAATGAATCACATACAATTGAACCATTTACATACATATCAGAGTTTACATCAAGCGAAAAAGCACCAGATAATCTTACTGCACCGCCAAAGTTTTCATTTGCTTTGAGTGCAATATCCATGTCACCAAGAAATTCCATTTCACCTTTTGCTCTGAGATTATAATCACCTTGAACAATCATGTTATAGTCACCGTCAACCCTAGTTGACATATCACCTTTTACGTGCATATTTGCATCGCCATGTATGGTAATATTGCAAAAACCTTTGATTTCTACGTTATTTTTGCCTGCAATAATCTGATAATTGTCACCAAAGACTTTATACACCTGGTCACCGTTAGTATGCATCTCAATAAAGTTTTTTGATTTGCCGTGCTGCAGGCGAATACGTTCTCTGGATGGCGTATCATCCATTTCAAACTTATGACCAGATTCCGTTTGTGTTACACGATTATATGGGTATAATGCAGGAAACTCTGGTGATTGAGATTCTGGTTCTTGCCATAAACTAGTATCCCTAGGTTCTTTGGGATTTTGCACATCATCAGCCATTATGCAGGACCTTTACTGTCACTTGGTGAAAAATTTTGAATTATATTTTGTTCTATTTGTGCAGGAGTTGGTATAGTTGATCCAACTTTCTTCAATATTTGATCAGAAGCTCTAAGATCAGCTGCACTTGTTGGTGAAGTTAAACCTGTTGTTGCAGCACCTGCAATTGCAACCGTATTTGTAACAACTTGTTGAGCACCAACCAAAACTTGTTGAGCTGCTGTAAAAACTTCTCCTGCGGCGCCGATTAAATCTTTATAACTTCCAGGTGGATCTCCTACACCAAATTGATCAAAAGCTCCGGTAGCATCACCGGCAGCTGCTGCTTCTTCTGCTAAAACTTCCGACCAAACATCAGCAAATAATGATCCTATTGCTTTTAATATTTGGCCAATACAACCTTTAAACCACGATAATACTCTAGCTGGTAAACTAAGAATCCATTGTAAAATGGCTTTTAATCTAATGATAACAGCAAGAACATATTTTTGAAAATCTAAAATTGGTTTAATGTATTCTTTATATATTGTCTTTATTTCTTGCGCTATTTGTTTAAGTTTATTAATCAATGCTGATGGTACACCAGAAGGATCTCCTAAACCCAAAAATCTTTGAATTGCTCTAATACCAGTTCGAACAGCTTGAGCGATTGCTTTTAGAAACTTTTTAACACCTATGTTTTTCTTTAACTCCAAAGAAAAGTCACAAGAATGTGCTCTAGATGCATTTGTTGCAGATGTACTACTATTTGCAACACGACCTACGGCTGGTGATGGTATTGTTGGTATTCCAACTACTTGAGAATCGTATGTATAATTTGGTCTAGGTGCATTGGTTTCTATACCAGATGCATTTGTTGGAGCTAATTTTGCATCACTTGCCATTATGCGTCCCTCTCAGCGTTTGATTGATTAACATAAATTGATTCACCGTAAAAGTTTTCTTCACCTTGTACATCTGCATCAGTTGATGATTGTGTGCCACCAACAGATGATGGTGTCAAGTCAAACGATTGTGAACTCGATGTGCCAGATCCTGGTCTAGAAGATGCACCTCTTTTTATACCAGGCAGAACACCCATCATGACAGGAAACTGTGCTGCATCACCATCCATGAAAAACCCCACAACCCAATCACCAATTCTAGGTGTACTAAAGGTATCAGCGTTATTTATTGGATGCATAGCAGCTGCCCAAGGCAAATCTTTGGTTGGTAATTTTTGTTGATTGTTATCATGCCAACCAAATATTCTAACTTGACAGCGAGCGAGGCCCAATGGATCAACTCTAGTCTCCACAACACCAACCCACCAACGAAAACCATCTTTACCTAAAAAATTTTCCATTAAATCGATTCACCATAAGTATTGTTTCCGTAAAAATCTTCATTGCCTTGTATATCTGCATCTGCGTTAACATTATTGTTAACAACATTGACATTTATGGCTTCACCATAAAAGTTTTCTCCACCTTGAATATCTGCATCACCAAAGCCAGTTCGTAAATTTGAAATGTCATTGTAAAAATCTGTTATGCCAGATAAAGACCTATTTTGTGCAGTATCTTGATCGATATCTGCATGGTCTTGTATAGAACTGTCTTTAGCAACCTCTAAAACTGTTTGATATACTGATGGTGCAACAATAACGTGCCGCACGGCATTTACCAAATATCTTCCAGAGAAAAATTTATCAAGTTCTTTATTAGTTCCTGTTGATAAAGAATATAAATTAAATTCAATTACTTGACCTGGAGTAATATTTGGATCTCCTGGTATTGTCATTTTTAAAACATTATAATTTGCCATAGCCAACTCTGCGGTTCTATGTGGCACAAATTTTTCTATTCTTATATCTTCACCAAGAGTTTCTTTTGATCCATTTATAAATGGTACATTATTTTGATCTTTATTTGTAACTACTAATTTAAGTTTACCTTCAGGTGATTGTGTCTGAGTTGCGCCTTTTTTATTTCTTTTAAAATTTACTGCATCACCAGGATTTAAACGTTTTTTATAATTTTGATTGTAATTGTAATCAGTTACATTAAAGTTTCTTGTTAAAGGATCTATTGAAATTAATCGATTTGAAAAAGTTCCAGAATCAATATCTTCTAACATATCATGTGTTTTAATAACTTCAAAATTTAATACACTTACCATGTCAGATTGAAAATTTTGATATTGATCTGGTAAATTTAAAGCTTGATATTTGTATTTTGCGTATGATTTTTGTCCCATCATACGTGATAACGAATCGAATTGAAAGCCATTTTTATTCTCAAAAAATATCATATCAGCAGTTTCGCCACCGTTGTATAGTGGTCGAGCATAGTTTGATAACCAACTGATTGCTTCGATAGGTTTTGCTCTTGGTATTACAAAATCATACAAACCACTTGTAGGTAATATGTTTAGTTTTGATGTTGGTATTCTTAACTCTAAATTTAGAATTGTTGCAACCATTTCAGATATTGGTTTGTCTTTAAATACTCTCACAACCTTTGACTGTTCAGACAATAACAATTCTTCTGAACAAAAATATAAAGTATAGAATTCCACCATCATATTGCCTGAAGGTGTTCTTGGTCCAATCTTGTATACTCTAAATTTTTTCTTTACTCCAGAGTTACCACCAGAACCTAAACTCTTATCAAATTGCACCTCTATAATTTCATTACCACTTAGTTGTAACTTTTGTATAAGACCTAAAGCATCTGAAATTGTAACAAAACCAGAAGTTACAAAACCATATAAATCTTCATAATATGAAAACTCATACATTAACTGTTTAATGTCTATTTGTACATTATTTCCAGTAATTAAATTTAATTTTTCAAGAGAAAAATCTTGTGCAAAAGCTAATCCTGAACCAATAGCCATATTATGCCATCAATTCCAAAAGTTCTTTTTCCAACTGGTCTGCATATGCAGCATTGATTAATTTTATTTTTCTCTTTTTTTCATTTAAATTATACTCATAATCATATACAGAAACGGATCTTTTTGTTATTACAATTTCTACTTGGCCTGTTGCTGTTGTAACAATCGATTTTGATTCTACGGTAGAATCCCATGTTTCTTGATCAACCCGCACAGAAAAAGTAACTTTTCTATTTGTTGTTAATTCTGTTTGAGTTATTACTTTTTCATAATGATTTAAAAGATTTTGTGTATTAACATTGGGATATTTTGATTCCATGTAATTTTTAAAAACAATAGACTCTAAAGGCCAACCCCATTGTGCATCTAATATATTGTTTGGCAATAAAACCATCCAAAACCTAAAAGGATCATCATAATATTTGGCTGCAATAATTTCTGGTGTATCCGATTCTTGTATATCATATTCATAGTAGATTGATGAATTTTGTAATATTGCAGGTCTAACACTTGCTCTTGCTAATAAATTGGTATAAAGTATGGAATTACCATTCTTTGTATAAACAACTGTTGGAAGAGTATCAAAATATCTTAATGAACCCATTTTAATATCCTTGATTAATCATGTTTTTATCTATGAGTTCTATTTCTTTAAAATTCATAGTCAATGTTGTTTGAACCGGAGCTCCATCACTATGAGCAGACCATCCATTAGGTGCATAATTAACATCAATAGATGTTATAACACTTTCTGCAACTTTTGTAATGTGTTTATTTCTTACACCATTAAATAAAAAATCTACTTCAAAAGTATTAGGTATGTCATATAACATTCCAGCCACTCCACTACGAATCGTTGGTGCAGCTGCACTTCTAAATTCTTTTACTATATTTCTGACTTCTATAGCTTCTTCTCTTGAAGTTGGTGTAAATGTAAATGCTAATTGATAGTCTCTAAATGTTATGCCATCAAATAAAACTTGTTCTCTTGGATTTATAGCCAAACCACCAGTATTCAATAATAATTTTGTTACTGGTGAGTTTGCAATAGATCCTACAGTTTGAGATAGTTTTCCTAAACCAGGTATGGCACTAGATGCTGCCAGAGCTACATCTTTTAAACTGGTTGCTCCATAACTTGGAGTATAAGGAAATGCAACAGTATCTGGCATATATAACGCTATAGTTTTAATTGGTGTTTTTTTTCTTTGTACAAAACTTGCATCTTTTAAAGCCGCTCGGCCACTTTCTGCAATTCCAGTAGCAACTTGGCCAGCTGCACTCCAAAGTTTTCCAATTCGATCCGTCGCAGATTGATCTTCGCCACCTACAGCGCTCGAAGCAGTTTCAAAGGCACCTGATACAGATTTGGCAGTATTTGTAGCGAGGTGAGAAGGTTCGATTTTATTAATCGTAAAATGAATATAATGACCTTTTGTTGCAGAACTTAAATCTTTTGGATATTTGTAACCAGCAAGATCATATCGAGAAGTTCCGAATAAAACACCTAAAGGTCCACCAGGTACATTAGTTATTCCAGGTATGGCAACTCCACCAAGAGAATCGGGGATAGAAATGATGGCCATGAGATTGTCTTTCTAAGGTTGAATATACATATTTATATGGCATACCAAGGATTATTCAAACCAAGAAACCCACAAAAGTATGTGGGTGATACTAAAAACATAGTTTATCGCTCTTCATGGGAATGTAGGGTGATGGATTGGCTCGACCGCAATGATGATGTGATATCGTGGGCATCTGAAGAACTTTTTATACCTTATATGTCACCAGTTGATGGTCGTAGACATAGATACTTTCCAGATTTTTTAATCAAAATTAGATCAAACAATGGTATCAGAACAGAACTATTAGAGATCAAACCTAAAAAACAAACACACCCACCAGAACAAAGAAAAAGAGTAACAAAGCAATATATTCAAGAAGTTGCAACTTGGGGTGTCAATCAAGCCAAATGGAAAGCAGCAGAAGAATACTGTAAGGACCGTGGCTGGACCTTCAGAATCATCACAGAAGATCATTTGGGTCTCAACTAAATAGTGAGATGGCATCAGCACTTAAAACACTATCATCTGGATTAAAAGAGGCACAGGTTCAACCTATGTCTAGTGATTCTATGAGATGGTTAATGACTAAGATTGCTGAACTTAGAAACCCACTTAAAGTCGCAAGTGATATAAACAAAGATACTGGTCGTAAAGTCACAAGATTTGGTCCAGGAAAATTGTATTGTTTCTATTACGATCCAAAAGGTAAGAGTGAAATGCCATATTATGACAGATTTCCTTTGGTATTGGTATTACAAAAAGATGTGGATGGTTTCCTAGGTTTAAATCTACATTATCTACCAATAAATTACAGAATTGCCTTTTTAGGTAAGCTTTTAAAATTTGCGATCCTAGACGATGAGAACAATGTTGAACGTCTGAGAGTGTCTTATGACATTCTGAGTGCCTCCAGACGCCTAAAAGAGTTTAAACCGTGTTTAAAAAAGTATTTGACTGGTCATATCCAGTCAAGATTACTTGCCATCCAACCTGATGAATGGGAAGTGGCAGCTATGTTGCCTATGCAGCAGTTTAGGAAAGCTACCGTTCAAGAAGTTTGGCAAGATTCCACAAGAAAAATAAGGAAAGATTAAATGGCCTGGATAGATGATCTATTTTCAGTACCAGAAAGAATAACGAATCAAATCAATCAAGCTGTAACAGGTGCGATAGGTATTCCAAATTCCACAAAAGGAAGAATTTCTGATTTCAAATCTAGTTTTGTTAAAGACCTTGCAAGACCAAGCCGATTTGATATTCTTCTTCCAATACCTTTTGCCATGACACCATATATTTCTTCTTCTAGAAGTTTACAATATCGATGCGAAGCAACACAATTGCCAGGAAGAACTTTTGCAACTACAGAACAAAAGACTTATGGTCCAATAGAAAAACATCCATATCTAACAACATTTAATGATATAGATTTAACTATCATTGTTGACGATGATATGAATCAAAAGATATTTTTTGATGCGTGGTTAAATTATATTAACCCACAATACAATAACAATTTTAGATATCGTGATGATTATTCTTCTACATTAACAGTTAATCAGTATGATGTAACAAATCAATTATCATATTCGATCAATTTGTACAATGCATATCCAATTGCAATCAATCAAATGGATTTAAATTGGAATGACGATGGTTATCATAGACTATTGGTAACATTCTCATACACATATTGGAAAAATAATTCATTACAAGCAATTGGTATGGAACTGATAGATCAAGGCCTTGCAGACTTTTCCAGCATTTCAGACGGCCTTGGTCCAATAGCCGCTATTGGTGGTGCAGACAGAGGTTCTATGCCTATAGTAGATTCTCCAACAACTGAAGGTTGGATTGATCCAACGTTATATGAAGGTGGTTTGGATAATTCTGACTTAATGGGTGATATAGACAATTGGGATCTAATGAATCCAATTGGCGGCGATACACCAAATGAAGTTTCGTTTGAAAACCAAAACACAGAAGAAAATAACTTTGGTTTGGATAATTCGGAATTGATAGGTGATATAGATAATTTTGATCTACAGTAACCAGATGGTGATTAATTTTTTAATGGAGTGAAAATAAAATGGCTTTACCTAAAATTGATGTACCAACTTATGAAGTTGAATTGCCGGTTTCTAAAAAGAAAATTAAATTTAGACCGTTTCTAGTCAAAGAACAAAAAAATTTACTGATGGCTATGGAATCATCGGATTCTATCACAGTACAGCAAGCAATTTCTGATATACTCAATAATTGTACACTAACAGACAATATCAATATTGACAAACTTCCAATTGTTGATATTGAATATTATTTTTTACAACTGAGATCAAAATCTGTTGGTGAGGTTGTTGAATCAAAATATCGATGCAACAATGTTGTTGACGATAAAGAATGTGGTAATATAATGGAACACAATCTTGATTTGACACAAATCAAAGTGCAACAAGATGAATCTGTTTCTCCAGAAATTCAATTAACAGATAAATTAATGATAAAGATGAAATACCCACAGTTTGGCATAGTAAAGGACTCTTTAATGTTGGAAGATATTAATGAAGTTACCTTTAATATGATTTCACAGAGTATAGAATATGTTTATGATGGTGAACAGTTTTACTATGACCACGAAGCACAACCAGGTGAAATGTTGGAGTTTGTAGAAGGTATGAATCAAGAACAATTTACAAAGGTTGAAAAGTTCTTTAATAATCTTCCAAAATTAAAAAAAGATATAGATTTAACTTGTAGTAAATGTGGTTTTAAACATAAAATTGCAGTAGAAGGCTTAGAAAATTTTTTCGGTTAACTTTTCGTCATGACAATCTGAGAAATTATTACAAAACGAACTTTTCGTTAATGCAGCACCACAAATATAGTTTGACCGAACTTGAAAATATGTTACCATGGGAAAGAGATATTTACATAGCTCTGTTGATTTCGTTTATTGAAGAAGAAAATCAAAAAATACGAGAGAGACAGAGAAAATAGTAAATGCCTAAACAAATTGGTGAACAAACCAAAAAGACCGTTGGCGTCTTATTAGGAGGTAGTGGCGTAAATGCCAGTACCACCAAAGTCAATTCCATCTCACCAAAAATAACTACTGCTAAAAAAGTTGATGCGATAGATCCTTCTTTGGCTGGACTATCTGCTGTTCAATTACTTGGTTCAATATATGAAGAATTAAAAAAACAAGAAACAGCAAGACGATTCGAATCGGAGTTGGATAGTCGTTTTCAAGAAGAAATAAATCTTGAAGAAGATTTAAGACATAGAGAATT